GCATACTTTTTAACAGTCTCGCCACCTTGTACAACACCTCCAGTACCAAAAATACTATCTAACCAACCAGTAAAAGGAGCCATAATAGTTTTTTGAATAACAATTCGAGCCATGTCAGCAATTATTGATCTTGCCAAATCCCCAAAAGCTAATTCTCCTGTCATTACAAAATTGACTAAAGCATCTTCCATCCCTTGAAAAGCATTTTGAAAAGCATTTTTAACATTACCAGCTACGTCATTAGCTTTTGTTTGATAATCAGTTATAGCGTCTTTCATTCCACTTAAGACATTATCTTGTTTATCCTTTGTATCCTTATCAATAGTTTTAATTTGAGTACCAGATAAAATATTATTTCCATTCCCATCTCTTCCAGTATCAAATTGTCTTGGATCTATTTTATTAATAGTTTTAGGCATAGCAGCTAAAAAATTATCCCCTGCTGATCTATTGTTAGCACCAATTAGAAATTTTCTTATAAATAATGGTAAAGAATTAAAACCCATAATTACATATTTTTTAAGACCTTCTCCGAAAGCTTTTAAAACGTGCATTATTTCTCTTCTAAATTCAACAATTTTAGCTATCAAAAGTGTTAATGCTCCTACACCTAAAACAGCCCATCCTATAGGGTTAGTAAGATGAAAAAGTTTCATTGCTACTGTTGTTGCAGTAATAGCTTTTTTAAACAAGGTAAAAGCAGCAGCTACTTTTGAAAAGATTAATGCTTTAACACCTAAACCTGTTAAAACAATCATTGTTGCTTTTAAACCCGCAGCAGCAAGACCCGCAGCAGCAAGACCCGCACCAAAATCTTTGATAGGTTTTGGTAGTTTAGAAAAATCTGTTAATAATTCATTTAATATTTTAGCTAAAGGATCTAAAACACTTATAAAAGCACTTCCAATTTGATTAGTTAATATTTGAAAGTTACCACCTAGTATTTTTGTTGTAAGACCAAAACTGTCCATTGCTTTTCTTGTCTCGTCAGTTTCCCCTGCACTGTTTCTAATTCTGTCGAATAGTTTAGATATATCTGTGTCAGCTGAATTTAAAAGTGCTAGAAATTTACTACCCGCTTCAGTTCCAAATAATGCTTTAGAAATTTCAGCTTGTTGACCAGTATCAAAATTTCCTAAGTTATCTCGTAATGCTCTTATGACTTCATCCATAGGTTTTAATTTTCCTTCCGTATCTAAAATGTCAGCACCTAAAGCCTTCATAGCAGTAGTCAACATTTTGCTTCCTCTTGTTATTCCTAACAATTCACCTTCAGTACCAGTAGCAGCAATTTGTAATCTAGATAAACCACTTCTAAAAGCAGTACCCGCTTCACTGCCTTTAATTCCAGCATTTGCAAATAAAGCCATAGTTGCTGCCGTATCGTTCATTGTAATTCCAAAAGTTCTTGCAACTGGAGCAGCGTATTTTAGTGACTCTCCTAAATCCAAAACACTTTGATTTGAACTGTTTGCAGTAGCAACCAAAATATCAACTAATTCTGATGTTTTACTTGTATCTAAACCGAAAGCTCTTAAATTATTTGATGCGATAGAACCTAAATCAGCAAACGCAACACCTGTAGCCTCAGCACCTAAAACAATGCCATTAAGAGATTGACTTATTTCATTTGCATCAAAACCAGCCCTAGCAAGAACAGTTGCTAACTCTGCAACCTCTTGAGGAGTACCAGCAGCTACTTGAGCAGTTGCCCTTATGCTTTCATCAATTTGACTAAAATTTGCACCTCCTCCCTCAATAGCAGCAGTCTTTTTAACCTCTTCTTCATATGAACTTGCTCCTCTAACAACACCTCGTATAGCTCTTCCTACTCCAACCGTTGCTAATAATGAGGCTAATCTTTGACCAGTACTTGCAGCTTGACCATCTAATCCTTTTAATTTTCTTTTTAAATTGTCAATTTGACCGCCTAATCTTTTATACGCACGACCACCAATCTCAGTACGATTTCTTAAAAGTTGTAAAGCTCTTATATGTTGCTGTAAACCTTTAGTTGTATTGCCCGCAGCCCTAGCCATTCTATTTATTTCAATGTTCATCTTACCTAATTGGACTTTGCTCATTTTTGAGCTTGTATCTAATCCTTTTAGTTGTTTTTTAAATTGGTCAACAGATTTTGCACCTTCAACTTTTGCTTTAAGTTTAAAAGTAGTGTCTAAATTTAATGCCATTATTTTTTGTCCTTATTCATATGTGACATTGCTTCTCGTTCCATAACTTGTATATTCTCAAAAATTTCTTGTCTGTTATTTACATCATACAAGTCAAATAGCATTTGTAAAACAGAATAATCTAAACCTATCACACCTCCCATAGTTGTTCGCCATTGCGTCATCATTTTTATAAATAACATTACAGATTCCCAATGTTCTTCCCAAACTTCAAAATTTTTTTCAACTCTTTCTGCGGGCAGCCCTTTTATTCCAAGAACAGCAGCGTCACTGTGGGATTTGTCTTCAACCCCTCCATTTATTAAGTGATCGACTGCCCCTGTAAGTTTTTTAATTTATTACCTGTTTGACCTTCATAAAAAGACTTCGCTAAATATGCAGTTAACATTGGAATTTCTAAAAGCTGTTTTAAATTTTCTTTATTAAAAGGTACATCTTCTTGTTCTCCTTGATCGTTAACTACAAAAACATCTTCCCAGCCAATTACAACTTTTTCGCAAAGTTCAGCAGGGTCAAAATCCATAGGCAATTCATTTCCGTCTTTATCTTTTTTCGGTGTTGCTTTTTTTGCCATTTCATTAAGAAATTTTTGTGGCATACGTTTAAAAATCGCTTTAAATTTTACCTCTACAAAATCATCATCATCAGGATATTCGTAATCAACTGTCCATTTAAAAGACTTAACTTTGTTAATAATTAATGCCATAGAAAAATTAAACCATGTAACGCACAGTTTAACCCTTATTGATAAAAAGTAAATGTTTTAATTAAGCAAAAACTAAACTTACTTCATCATTGCCACTGTTTGGAACTGCTGTATAAGCAAGATCTAACATATCTATTTCATCAACAGATGAGTAAGCTGGCGCAGTAATGTTTGCTTTTGGCATTGTTACTGTAACTTTGTTTCCGTCAGATTGACCATGTTGGAATGTATTATTACCACTAATGTTTGATGTAGCATTAGTAAAATAATTTTTCGTAGCTAGTGATATGTTTTCAATTTGAACAGTCCCTGCTGGCGCACGATTATTTAATATAACTTCTTTAGTACCTCCAACTAATTCACGATAAACAATTTCGTTGTTCATATCAAAAGTAAATGACTGTAAAGCAGCAGCGTAACTTTGGAATTGAAATGCACTTGTATTTCCTTGTTTAAAAACAAGCGGGTCAGCTTGGTTTTGGAATGTACAAGTTGGCATTGTTGTATCTGTTGGAGCATTATACAATCCGGTCATTACAAAAGTAATTGTAGGAATTGAACCAACCTCACAATTCAAACTATAAGTTCCTCGACACCCTGTTAATTTGTGCTGTATTCCATCAGCGTTATAGCAAATAGTACATGAGTCAAAACCAGTGCTTATTGGTGCGTACGTGACAGATGTACCCGCAGCTATTGTTTGGCTCATTCCGCAGCTAGTAAAAAGCGGGGAATAGTGAGGGGCAGTTCCTTTTGCTCCACTGCCTGACATCTCGACTGTTATTGTTACTTGCGCTCTTGTATTGGCTAACAAAGTATCATAGTTGCCTAAATAACTTCTAATTAAATCTCTAGAAACTTCATCAGATTGAATAGGCTCAATAGATAATTCAGTACATAAAATAGCATTTGCTGAACCTGTAGCGGTAGGATCAGATCCATATGTGCTTTCATCTTTTGCGAGCAAAGCTCTTATTTTACTTTTCTTTGGCATCTGAAGGCTCCTCTTGAGGTAAAGATTCGGTTGGTTGGGCTGGTAAAGTTTGCCTAATCAGCTTTTTCTTACCAGTTTTAGGGTCAATAAGGTATGTTCCTCCTTGACCTTCGTACTTATCTTCCATAATAGCGTCATTTATGAGGATAAATCAGTAGTTGATGTCTGATATATAATAATATAGTCCAAAGAGACTACTCCGCTAGGTTGATCTCCATCTACTAAATCAAAAGAAACACTTTGTGGAGATATATCTATAGCGTTACCTCCTAAAGTAATATCACTAATTAATTTTGAATGTATTGATAAGACAGTTGGATCAGCGGCTTGGTCTAACGATTTTGTTTTTGAACCTCTTGTAATAATACTAAACCTTACAACAAGTCTCCATTGAAAATTATTTCTACGGACTTCGCAACTGTCTGATAATGGTTCATAAATTAAAACGGCTCCTTCATCTCTTGATACTGGGGTGACACGACTTCTATAAATTCTTGTTCCTACACCTGTAGTACCAGCTAATTGAGTTTTTATTTTTGCTAATATAAGCTCTCGTTTAGTACTCATGTCTTACTTAGTGTAATTTCAGAAAATTTACCATCATCTAATAATCTTTGTCCTTTTACTTCAAATGCAGTATTTGTTCCATTCATATTTGTTTTTATAGTTTCTCCAATTTCTAAATCTGTAAAATCTTTAGTTTTAACCTGTAAAACATAATCTGTAGAGTAGATCATGTCGCCAGATAAAATTTGATCAGGCATATCTAAAACACCCATTTTTGTTCCACCATGATAAGAAACCTCTTGTCCAAAAGGCTCTTGCAAAAATAAATCTAAATCTTCGTCAAAATTGTAAGACATAAGAAAAAGCCCCTTGTTTGGGGCATTTGTTTAACCGTACTTTTTAAGTGCTACACCATTGATATTAAAAGTAAATGATGGTGTTGACCCACCAACAGTTTGAACAATTTTTATGTAGCGTTTTGCCTCATCTTTTACAAATGTAATTACTTGCATTGAGACAGCATCAGTAACTTGAGTAAAAGTTGCACCTGACAAATCAGCGTACGAACCTCCACTAGCATCTGAGTCTTGGACTTTCACATCAAGTGTTGGACTTGATCCTGTACCAGCAGCACTGGTAAGAATTAAAGTAACATCACCGTCATATTCCTTTAAGTCTATAGCTGCTGATGTTGCTGTACTGGTAACAGCAGCAGTAGCAATACATGAAAAGATTTGAAGCTTTTCTAATGTTTGTGGAATAATTGCCATTTTTTTAAGTGTTTGGAATTGCAGTTTCGATTTCTGTTATTAACTCAGTTTTTGTTTTAGTAATATCAAGCTCTAATCCAAGATCTTTTCCGTACGATTCTAAATTTAATTTAGTCATACGTTCAAAATTTGGTCTTTTGTTAACTTTGGGTTCTTCTACTTTGTATTCCTCAGCTTTGTTGATGTTTACAAGCATGAAACCTATGTGTTCTTCGACATCAATAATAGAGCCAGCACTCGTAGGAGTGCCAGCTATCATTGTGCTTCTTAAGAGCTTAACTTTCATTATGTACCAAAACAGAAGGCTCCGGGCTGTGTTACAGCATAGTCAACGTCTTGAAGAGCTATAACTCTTACGTTTCCTGATGTAGCACCTGCGTATGGGTCAACAGTAAGATCTAAACCTGACCACATACCAATAGTAAACTTACTAAAGTCACCAAATATGCAATCATTGTTTGCTAATTGGTTTGTAACAATAGCTTTGTAGCTATTGATTTCGCCATCTTCAAATACAAACTTACCTGTATTTGATGCAACTTCAGTTGACTTTAATGCGCCTCTGGCATTTGCATTAATTATGTAGAACATATTTGCTACCTCAGCATTGGCAACAGCTATGTCGGTTTCCATTGCAATGTATTCAGCAAAAGTACCAAAAGTAGTAATAGTTTGAGTTCCAATGCCAGTTGTATCTTTTAAACCTAATGGTTGGTTTGAAGAACCTGTTCCATAGATAGCAGCACGATCTAATTCAAGTGCAATGTTCTGTGCAATGTCGTTTCTAATTCTTTGCTCAACATCAACAGAAGCTTGTAAAAGTAGTCTACGACTATAGTCAACAAAGGCTCCTATAGTTTTTGGAGTCATGTTCACTTGGTCGAACGCTAAATTACTTTCTGATGGAGCAGATCCTTCTCCAACCCAATAAGCCGAACTTCCAGATGTTTGACGAGGAATTGAAATATTACCGTCAAGTCCTGTCAACATTGATGGATTAGCACTCATTATGGCCATAGAATTTTTCAACTGCTCAATAAATGAACCAGCTAATAATTCAGTTGCAACTAAGTTACCACCCGCAGTAGCAGATCCAACCGTTAGATCTCTTTTTTGCTCAAGAACTTCGTTTGGAACAAGAATACCACCAGCAGGGCGACCATATTTTTTAGATGTAGCTTCAGAAACTTCTCTCTCAAAAGCAGCAGCTTCTTGTGCTTGTCTATCAGTTGGATTAGATAAAGCGTGTAAAGCTCTCAAAAATGAGAATTTTTTTACTTCTTTTTGATCTAAGCCTACTTCTGGGGCTTTTTGTATTTGTGTTGGTTCCACGTTGTTAAGTCGCTCCTCTCTGTAAGTGTTAATTGCGTGTCGTGCATCTTCTATTGATGCACCCTCTTGATTTAGCTTATGTGCTAAATCAGGGCAAGAATATTTTTCGCCCATTGCTGTCACCGTATTTGCTCGGCTTCTTTCAGCAATAATTATGTCCGCATTGCGTTTTTGCTCTGCTTCAACGGTTTTGCTTACAGCTTCCGTATCTAGTTTTTGCTCCATGTTAATTGTGGGAGATAAAGGTTTACTGGCTGACGGAAGATTAGCCGTCAAAGCTTCTCTCGATTGCTCAAGATCTGCTGCATCATCAACTGGCGGAGAATCAGCAACAGTAGGTGATGGTGATGTTTCTATACTATCTTTAATTTCTGCACTTCGCCCTACTCCTACGGATGCGTCCGCTGGCACCGAAACCAAACTTATTTCCATAGCCTTCCACGAGGTAACAACCATCTGATCACCACGTTCCTCGATTTCGTTTATTTGATATGCGAAACTTACTTGTGAAATTATTCCATCTTCCACATCATTTCTTTTTTCTGTAGCATTTGGATTTCTACTCCATTTAATTGTTGCATAACCTCTACGGTCATCAGAAATTTCAGCTTTTTCAACTACTCCTAAAACCTCATCACGATTATGATTCCAAAGAAATGGTGCTGTTCCATTATTTAAACGAGATAGGTCAGCAGCCCCTTTTTCGTGTGATAATACCTCTTGGCCAAAATACCTTTGAACTGGTTCTTCCGAACTAAAACTCATAAATAATTCGTTACCGTCTGATTTTATTTCTGCTTTAAGTTCTCTAGTTTCAACAAGAGATTTATTATTATTTTGTTTTTTTAACTCTTTTAAATTAACTTTACGAAATTGTTGCATTTCTTCATTAACGGCTTTTTCTTCATCTTTTGGTTTGCCATAGGCTTTGTCGTCATATTCTTCGTTTAAAGTTAAATCATCAATTTTTGTTAATGTACTAAACTTATGACCAACAAGTTTATCAGTTTTAATATAACCCCCACCACTAGGAGCAGGTCTATAAATACAAATTAAAGCAGCAGGGTCTTCTGATGTACCATCAACAGTAAAAGAACTGTCGGGAATATTTATAGTTCCATTTCTTTCAACTTTTTCTATTAAGCCTCTTGCTCTACCGCCACTAGAATTCCAAGATACATAATCACCAGTTTTTAATTCATTAGGTGCTGCTTTTTCTATTATTGGTTTGTCTAATGTTGACTTCATAGACTTTTTATTTATGTTGTTTACATCATACTCATTTAAAAGAGTATCATCAAATATATTGTTTGTTTTTTTTATTTGTTTAATTGCCATTATAAAATGTTAGCTATAAAACATATTATCAGAATATCTTGTTATAGATAGTTGCCGTAACCTTAGTGTATATGTTATACTAATAGTAATTAGAGAATGATAACTCTAATTTCTTTAACCCCTTTGAGGACTTTAAAAAATGAGAAACACTTCTTTCTTAGGAAAACTATTAGCACTAACTGAAAGTACTAATCCACACGAAGCTAACCTAGCTAAAGCAAAGTTAGAACAACAACTTGAAAAAAGAGGAATTAACCTTGACCAACTAGAACAGCAATTAGGCGATATGTCTGTTGTTGAGGAAGATATTGAAGTAATTGCATTTAGATATGGACAACCTTACAAACGTGTAGACCCAGCAGTTTCTATTATTTTAAGTGCGGTTGCTGATTTTTATAACGGAAAAATAGTTTTTACACCTTTTAAAATGAGCAGAACAGGTAATACAAAACCTGATAAGGAATACATTAAGGATTCAGAAGGAAAAGTTTATAGACAAATGGAAATTACTGCTAGTAGATCTAGACAAATAGAAATTGAAATCTATACAGATTATCTGGTACAAGCTATTCAAGATGCTTGGGCTAGACATACCCAAGAAGATCCATTCGCAGTAGCAATGAAAGGAGCAACTTATAGAAACTACTGGAGGAAAGGTTGGGCTAGAGAAGTAGAAGCTAGATTTGAGAAAATGAAAAGGGACGAACAGCAAAATGGTAGACAGTTAAAACTAGCTGATAAGACTATTAATGTTTCTGCCCTTGCGGTTGTTAATGCTAACAAAGCAGAATTAGCAAAAGTTGAAGAGTTTTACGCAGAACGTTATCCAAGTTTAAGTAAAGGATTTTC